GGGTCTTGGTCCATGCAAGTGGGTATGACTTTCCGGAGGAGTACCTTACTTCCGCTTACGCGGTCGTCTATTACGCCTTTCCCGGCCCAACCTATCACTCCATGCGAAGCAATAAGCTGGAGTCAGAAGGGGTTTCGGGCGGTACTGTAGTAGGCCATGGCCATATACAGCAGCAACTGCTGTCTCAGATGTTCTTATTGCAAGAACACCATCGACCGAGGCCACAATCTCGTCGTGTTTGATTAAGTCAGCAAGACTTTCACGAACTGAAGATGAGGCCAACGCTCGACGCTCGTCGGGTCCTCGGTTCTTTTGAAGGAACCAAAGGAAGTACGAACGCCGTCCCCGCGTCCTGCGGCGCTTGATGTAGGGCACATAACCTCGGAAGACCTCAAACCCCAGAAGAGGGTTAGGCCTTTTATCCTTACCGATGGTCTGTGCCTTCGAGACAGATAGCTCTCCAATCTCCCTCGCGAACTGTGGAGTCACAAAGACCCCTGAACGCGAGTCCTCGCTCCAAGGAACGAGGCGGAGACGCTGCTTATTAATCACATTAACACACCACTCTCGAATGGGTGTATTAGGAGGTGAAACAGCAACTAGGCCATTAATTACGTGACATATGGCTGACTTGTCCGTTACCCGGGGGTTCTCCCTTAGGTAAAACGGAGTAACCAAGTTACCCTTATAATAGTCACATCCACAAGACTCGCGGAACCGCGTGTTTGGGGCAAGGAACGACTTTGCGCCGTTAACCTTGAAGCCAAGGAAAGCAAGCAGCCGCACCAGCGACGGTGCATATTCGGAACGAATGCAAATATCGTCTCCGTATACAGCGTGATCTCGAGAACCGAGAGCACGGCAAGCTGCGGTGAAGATCAGCGTCTCCAGGGTGAATGTAAATCCATTTCCCATGGAGGAGAATTTGGCGTAAGTGCCATTTCCCCAAGGTGCTGAATACTCAGAAGCCCGAAGGCTAGATAGCAACTCAAACCATGGTGCCGGGAAGCACCACGCCACAGCATTGATGCATAGGCTGTCTGAGGCCATCTCCAGGTCGACGGTAGCATAGGATCCATCAATAGATCCCAGGCGCGCCAATTCCTGATTCCGAGTCTGTTTACGCAGGTCGATCCCCCAGCGCAGAAGTAGCTTCTTCCCGAAGCTATCAAACGCTAGTTGAATGGGAAGGACATGAGTAGCCTCCTTCGCTATAGTGCGGAAGGTGGCCCAGTTCTTCAAAACAAGCATGATCACGTTGCGTGACGTAGCTTGGTATTTCAAGCTTCCGAGATCCACTCCAAAGAAAAGGAGCAGACCAGCGAGCAATTGCAACGCGGCTGCCGGAGCCTTAATCCTTCCTGTAATCTTAAGGAAGGGTAGACTCCTTGGCCGCGTCCGATCCTCGGTTGCACCATTGGTTAGACGTACGAGTTCTGGCAGCTTCTGCACGAACACGTCTGTATCACGAGGGAGAAGTTCTTCAATGTCCTTCTCCATCCGCGTTAGCCATAACCTTAGCTCCGGATCAAGGCGATCTGGATGCATGTAGAAATGGTCTAACCGTTTGTTGGCTATCCGACAGAGCTTTTCGGCCCGATCGAAATTCGCCCTTGCTGTTTCCGTACAGCGGCGCATGTCAACAAACGCCTCGTTCTTCTTGAACAAGGACGCAACCTGTCTTTCGACAAGTAGGTCGTACAGTTCAGATGATTGATACTCCTTATCTGTTATCTGACCAATCTGGCACAGGGATGGGATATCCCGGCGCCTAATCAGCCCTTCGACCCGGTTATGGGTCTCGAGGCTGGGTGCTAGACTTCGAAGTAAATGTCTGGCCACGTGGAAAGGGTCCAACCTCTCCACTTTCTTCTTTTCAGAAGCCGGCTTCGACGTGTTCTTCTTTGGGCTCATTGCGAGTCTCCTGAGAGAGGGCACATAGCGCAGTACAGGATGCACTGCATTCTTCGGTCGTCCAAGAATTTCTCTCCGCCACTTCCATAATGGCGATTCCTCCTAGGAGGAGATAGAGCGAAATTCCTGCTAATGCGAGGAATCGCATAGCTACTGGACGTACAGCTGACCGGTCACCATCGCGGTGAACTCGTCGCTGGCAACGAAGTCTCGGAACACCGCCAAGGCGGCAGTGGTTACCGAGGATGCCCCATTGGCGGGTTGCCGATGGTTTACTTCAAAGACGACCTTCGACGCTAACGGAGTACCGTCATCGTCTTCAGTCCCGTAGACTACCATCAGGGTGTTTTCCGAACGCCCCGTTGGAGTAGTCGCGACCTTACGCTTCTGGATGAGAAGCTTGGGATCAGCAACGGAATGACCCGAAATCGCATACGTGCGATAGTTCTCCTTGTCGGAGAACTCTTCGATCGT